ATTAGCAATATCGGACAGATCAGGATTAGCTTTTCCGTATACTGAAATGGTTAGAGAATGGAATGGTTCATTAGTTCATATTTCTGAATTTGAGCCTAAGCATCCACAAATACAAAGAAGATATAATACAGCAGATGCCATTGCTCTACAAAATACAAGAGTTCAAAAATTTCAACAACCACAAACTATTGGTGATTTAAATCCAACATTTGCACCTAATGATACAACTGTTGCTAGTTCTGGTGGTAAGATGATGACAATAGTTAATTTAAGTTTACCTGGTGATTTTGGTTTTGGTGTAGATCAAACTGAATTTACCGGTAATGGTATTACTACAACTGTTTCAAGCATGGTTCCTCAAGATCCATCTAAAAGAAATAACAAAAGACAAATGGATATTACAATAGGAAAGGTTACAATAACTACATAATGGCAATAACTTATTCAAATTTTTTAACACAAGTCAGAAGCTACGCTGAGGTAGATTCTAATGTTTTATCTGATACATTAATTGATCAATTTATAAGACACACAGAATTAGATGTAGCTGGTAAAGTTGATTATGATGATATTAGAAAATATGCTACTTCTAACTTCAATGCTGATAAAAAATTTTTAACAATGCCATCTGCATTTCTTGTAATAAGATCATTACAAGTATTTGCATCATCTTCTCTCTCTTCTGCAAGAACATATATGGAAAAAAAAGACACTAGTTTTATATCTGAATTTAATGGCTCAGGAGCTACAGGTCAGCCAAAATATTATGCTAATTGGGATGAGGAAAATATTGCTGTAGCACCTATCCCTGATCAAGCTTATGCTGTTCAATTAAATTATATAATAGATCCACCGCATTTTACGTCAACCAACAATACATTTTTATCTACTTATCAAGATGCCATGCTTTTGTATGGTGTTTTGACAGAGACCTTTAGCTTTTTAAAAGGACCTCAGGATATGTACAATCTGTATAAATCTAGGTATAATGAAGCTATACAGGCCTTTGCGATGCAACAAATGGGTAGACGTAGAAGGGCTGAATATGATGATGGGGTACCAAGAGTTAAAATTGATTCTCCATCACCTAACACAATTTATTAAGGAGTAAAAATTATGGCAATAGCACAAGCAGTATGTAGCTCTTTTAAGAAAGAACTCTTAGAGGGTGGACATGAATTTCAATCAGGTGGAGACGTTTTTAAATTAGCACTTTACAATAGTTCAGCAAATTTATCTGCAGCAACTACATCTTTTACAACTTCACAAGAAGTTGGTAACACTGGTCAATACACTTCAGGTGGTGGAGCATTAACTGGTCAGCAAACATCATTAGATACAACAGTTGCAATTGTAGATTTTGCAGAATTATCATTTACAGGTGTTACGTTAGTTGCAAGAGGAGCATTAATTTATAATACATCAAACAGTAATAAAGCTGTTGCTGTATTAGATTTTGGTGGAGACAAAACTGCAACAGCAGGAACTTTTACAGTTCAGTTTCCAACGTTTAATTCTACTAATGCAATTTTAAGAATAAGCAGTTAAGGAGGGTGCATGGCTCTAATCATAAATGATAGAGTAAAAGAAACAAGCACCACAACTGGAACAAGCACAATCACGTTGTTAGGTGCATCATCAGACTTTGAAACATTTGTTTCACAGGTCGGGGCTACTAATACGACTTTTTATTCTATGGTCAATACTGGTCAAAATGAATTTGAAGTTGGATTAGGAACAGTCAATGCTGATGTCACTTATGTAGTAACAGTTGTTAATCCAGGTTCAGGAAATAAATATTATCTTGATGGATCTTTACAAAATCCAATAAATCTTGCTGAAGGAGTAAAATATATTTTTCAACAAAATGATTCCTCTGTAGCTTCACATCCAATGAAATTTTCAACAACAGATGGAGGTACACACAATGGTGGAACTTCTTATAATACTGGTGTTGTATATAAAATTAATGGAGCTGCTGTTACAGAATCAGCATATGTATCTGGTTTTGCTGCTGCAACAACTAGAGCTATTGAAATTACAGTAGCTGCTGCTGCACCTACGCTTTACACGTATTGTCATTACCACAGTGGTATGGGTTTTGAAGCGACTACAACAGGCACTGGAACTTTAGCAAGAACAACAATTATATCATCAACTAATTCTGATTCAGCTGTAAACTTTTCATCAGGGACAAAGGATGTATTTTGCACTGTTCCTGCAAAAAAATTTGTCGGACCAGGTATGGATGCCACTAGTTTTGTTGTAACACATTCTTCCACAATTTCTGAAGAACAAACTATGGATAGCGGAGTTTTAGCTGGACCTGTGACCATAACTGCAACACAAACAATAACAGGAACTTTAGTTATAGTATAATGAGTAAAATAGAAGTAAACGAAATAGATAAACAAAGTGGTTCAACCTTAACTTTAGGTGGATCAGGCACAGCTGTAACTTTAGCGTGCGGTGCTACTCAAACAGGATTTGGTAGAACAGGAACTGTAGATTGGCAAACGACTGTTAAAACAGGAGACTTTACAGCAGCAAATGGTGAGGGTTATTTTGTTAATACATCAAGTGGTGCTGTTACAATGACTTTACCCGCATCGCCTAGCGCAGGTAATATAGTTTCTGTAAAAGATTATGCATATAATTTTGGTACAAATGCTTTGACAGTTGCTAGAAATGGTTCTCCACTCGGAGGTGGCAGTGACTTAGATATTTCATATAATACAAACGGTGCATTTTTAACTTTTATTTACATTGATGGAACAAAAGGGTGGTTAATTACAGATGATTCAACCAATGTATCTACTGCAGAAAACGCTTATATAACGGCAACAGGTGGAAGTGTTACAACACAATGTACAAATTACAAAGTTCACGTATTTACAAGTCCAGGCACTTTTTGCATTACAGCAGGAGGTGGACCTCTAGCAGTAGCAGATTATTTTGTAGTAGCTGGTGGAGGTGGTGGTGGTTCTGCATCTTCTGGTTACGACAGCGGTGGCGGTGGAGGTGGTGGTGGTTTTAGATTATCTAATACTACTTGTATGCCTTCGCCTCAAACATCGCCCTTAGTAGCACCTAATTCACCCTCACCTGCAGGAATACCATTTTCACCAGGATCTTATCCAATTGCTGTTGGTGCAGGAGGCACAGGTGCTGCAAAACCCTCAAATTGTCGAGGAGCGAATGGATCTACATCAATCGTATCATCAATTACTTCTGCTGGTGGCGGAGGTGGTGGAAGCATAGGTGCTCCTGTCACTTGTAAAACAGGAGCAGATGGAGGTTCAGGTGGTGGAGCTGGTGGAGGTTCACCAGTAATTTCAGGTGGATCTGGAAATACACCTTCAGTTAGTCCACCGCAAGGTAATAATGGCGGTCCAGGAGGTGGAGCACCTCTTAACTATTATGGTGGTGGCGGAGGT